TTATTAGATAATATTATTATAGGAACATAGAAACGGAGATCAAAATGTACGACCCAAACGAAAATCAAGGCCGAGGAAATAAAAGAGGGAACCGAAATGAGATCCTTTTTGGGGTTTCGTTTTTCTTTTTTGCAGCCTCGATATTTATAGCCTTTGCATTAGCAATCACAAAATAGGGAGATATAAAATGGGATTAGAACGATATACACCACAAAAACCAATGACTGCCGGGTGGTGGTGGATGATGGCCGGGGATAATGAAGAGGCCGTGAAAATCTATAGGGCTAATGGGTCTACAGATCAAGACGGGGTAAACGGATTAATGGTTTATCCTACATCATGGACCGATACCGATAAGAGCCTAAAGGACGAAGTATTTAGTCACATGCTCTGGTCTAGGTACCCGATTTACAGCCCATCAGAAGTGGACAGGGCAAGAATTAAGGTAACTATTGACCAGCATAATATCGAGGTCCAAATCATGGACGGGGAAATGCTTTGCTCCATGGCCCCGGAGCGAACCCTAGACGGCTATTTCACTACAGCTATGATCAATATTTTCGAGGAAATAGAAAGGCCAATCCGAAAACAGTCCCTAGAAACCATACATGAATACCGGGAGTTTATGGCGTTCATTTCACTCCGAAACCCTGCTTTATTAACCGAGTTTAAAGCAACCCATCAAAGACCATGAGCAAGCCCCTCCATTACCATATCCGAGCTTTTCAGCTTGTCGAACGGCTCCTAAAATCAGTCAGGCAAGAGGACACCACCGAAGGCCGTTATGCCCTTAAATGCCTTGGAGTAAAAGCCGAACGAGCCAAGAAAAGAGCCGAGAAGCCCCAGAAAAGCAGTTCAGAAAAAGAATGGATGAAGGAGCGGGACAAAGCCGATGAAGCATTTTCCCGCTATATCCGGTTCCGGGATACGAATGGTGGGGATGCTCTTGCCGAGCGGGTAGGATACTGTAACACCTGCAAAGCTGTGAAGACAGGTAACGAGCTTCAATGCTGCCACTGGCAAAGCCGGAAGCATTTTGGAACCAGGTGGCATGAGTTTAATGCTGCTGGTGGATGCTGGGGATGCAATAGCAAAATGTATGGTAATGGCCGACCAGTAGAGTTCGAGCAGTATATCATTTTGATTCGCGGAAAAGAGTGGCCTGATAAACTAAAGGCCCTAGCTAAATTCGGAGCGAAAAAACCAAGCATACCAGAGCTAAAGGCTATCATCGAAAAATTTGAACTTAAACTTGAACAGCTAAAGGCCAGAGAATCAAATGGGTAACAAACCAGCATTAATCCTAACCCAAAAAGAATGGGAAGCAAGGAAAAGCGTTCTCTCGAAAATCCCTAGGTTTCAATGGCCTGTCGGCGGATATAATTTGATCTACCCAGACTGTCCTTGGTCTTACAATGATTCTGCCGGTGCCGGGAAAAGAGGCGCAGTCTACAAATACCCAACCCTATCCATCCTCGAACTCAAAATGATGGCCCCAGAGATTCAAAAGATTTCCTCGGAAAATTGCGCCCTAGCAATGTGGGCCACAGCTCCAATGATGAGCGAGGCACGAGAGCTAATGGATGCATGGGGATTTGCCTATAAAACGATAGCCTTTACCTGGATTAAAACCTATGCCCTGGGTGAAAGGCTAGGCAAAGCTGCGAAGGCCCTAAACGTCCCCGTAGAGGCCTTAATTAAAGCCCTACTCAATCAAGATTTAACCGTGGTTAAGCCGAGAAAAGGAATGGGAAATTACACCCGCAGCAACGCCGAATTTATGCTCCTGGGAATCAAAGGAAAAGTCGAGCGTCAAAACAAAGGGGTTGGCTCAGTCATCATTTCCGAGATCCGAGAGCATTCCCGAAAGCCAGACGAGGCCAGGGACGAGCTAGTTCAGCTATTTGGGGACATCCCTAGGCTAGAGATGTTTTCCCGGTCCCCTGCAAAAGGCTGGGATTCCTGGGGATTAGAGGTTGGAAAATTCGCTAATTTAGCTCAAAAAGAGCAATAAATAGACTCCAAAAAATAATTCCACTTTTTAGTAGATAATCTTATTAAATAATATTATTATTGATACAAGGGCAAAGCAATGAAGCAAGGCCCGGAAACAGAGAGCTAAAATGAAAAATGAAAACAGCGAATTTTTTACACCCCCATTATTAGGCACTGGCGAATCTGAATGGGATAGCCGCGATCAAGCAGAGATTAATGCACAGCGAAACCAAGCTGACGATGAAGCCTGGGCAGAGATTGAAGCCGAAGCCGAACGCATAAGAATTAAACAGCAAGCAGAAAAAAATCTGGACAAAGCCAAGAGCATAGCCGATAAGTACTCAATTAGTGTGGAAGAAGTTTACCAAGAGATCCGCAACGGTAATATCGAGATAACGGCTGAATACATGAAACTAATTAAAGGACCAAACGCAAAATGAACACTCATAAATTTAAATTCTCAATGGGCCAAATAGTCTACACGGTAAAGCAGTCAAGCGGGTATCGCATGGGCGCATGCGCTTTATGTGAAGGCCAAAGCCGCATTAAAATAAAAGATCGGGAGATTGTTTGCCCGGATTGTTATGGCAGAGGCTTTGTCCAGATACAGGAAAAAATAAAATACATAGCCCATCCAACGCCTTTAACCATTGGTCAAATGAGAGTAAGCATAACCGATTCCCCAGGTATCGAAGGCGAAGAATTCTTTTCCAACTATAAACCCCAAAAAGGCATCCACGAAGAGTATATGGCTATCGAGACGGGGATTGGGGCTGGGACATTGCACTATGCCGAAAAACTAAGCGCAACACTTGCCGATGCTCAAGCCATGGCTGAAAAAATGAATAGTGAGGAAAGCAATGGGTAAGCAGGAAGAAGGCTGAATAGCTTGGACTGATTTTTCTTTCAACCCCTGGTGGGGCTGCACCAAAGTTTCCCCAGGTTGTCAAAACTGCTATGCCGAAACCCTAGCTAAAAGATTTGGGGTTACCTGGGGGCTAAACGCTATCTGAAAGCCAGCCAGTGAGAAAGTATGGGCTCAGCCTATTAAATGGAATAAAGCAGCCATGAAGGCCGGCAAACGGGCGAAGGTTTTCTGTGCCTCAATGGCAGATATATTTGATGACAACGCCCCCGAAGGTTCCAGGCCCCGGCTTTTTGAATTGATAAAAAGCACTCCTTGGCTAGACTGGCAGATCCTAACTAAGAGGCCAGAGAATATCCAAAAGTATTTGCCAGAAGATTGGGGCAAAGGATACCCAAATGTCTGGCTAGGCACGACCGTTGAGAACCAGCACATGGCTGACATACGTATCCCAATAATTCTGGATGTTCCGGCAGCGATCCGATTCCTTTCCATGGAACCACTTCTCGAAGGTGTTAATCTTTTAAGCCTCCCGGCAAACTGTAAGCCGCTTGAAGGAAAGGACTGGCGGTGGGACTATTTTAACTGCCTTTCAGGATTCCCAGACGATGATAATGTTAGCCATGGAGATAAATTAGAGCAAGAATTCCCTAAGATCGATTGGGTAATAGTCGGTGGCGAAAGCGGCCATAATGCCAGACCGATGAAGGAAAGCTGGGCTATATCCATTCGAGATCAATGCATTCAATCTGGCACAGCCTTCTTTTTCAAACAGTGGGGAGAATGGCGACCTTATAGCGTGAGGGATGCTCTAGAGCCTGTCGGCCAGTATATTTTCCAGGATGGGTCAAGTTCTATGCATTTCGGAAAAGAAAAAAATGGAAGCCTTTTGCAAGGTGCTGACTGGAAGCAATTCCCATGAAGTACCTAAAAACCCCATACTATAAAGCCTACTCAGAAATCACCCCAGAAGAAGACCGAAACTATTTTGATTATATGAAATGGATTCAAGGAAAGTTTATGGTTTGGGTGAAAGAGACGGGGCATGTCAGTGGATTAGAAGGCGAGAAAAAAGAAGCCTTTAAAAAATGGCTAGGGATAAAAGAGCAATGAAAAACACAATAGCCGTGACTGTAATTTTAACCGCTCTGTTGCTGGCTATATCGTGGAAGGTTTATGCCTATAAGGAATGTAAGAGGATAGGCCACAAAACACTGTACTGTATTTTAAGCGGTGGGAAATAATTATGGCCAGAAAAAATACGAGCATAACTTTGTCTGGGTTAACTTTCAAGGCTATAGATGATGATAGTAGCATGGCCGGATTCTTAGAGATAGAAGAATGCGCACAGGCAAAAAACTCATATTACAATTCCTTTGATCATAGTGAAATTGGTAGGCTGAGAGACTTTTTAAACAAGTATTTCCCAAAGAAAGACCAAAAATGAAAGCCACTACTAGGGCTAAGTTGCAAGAAGCTCAAAAGTATTGCGATGATAACGACAAAAGCACTGCATTTATGATTGCATACATGCAGGATTTCGCCGGTGTAGATTTCGATTGCGTAATGTCATTTTTGAGAAAACAAGCCACAAAGTAAGAGGTGAAAGAATGAGCGAGAATAACGAAGGAAATCCAGCTTTCCCAGTAGTACCATTTGCAGGATCATATCATGAAGGAATGCAGCTGAGGGATTAATTTGCAGCCAGGATGATGAGAGAATTTTTCCCAATATACCCAAGCGAGACAGCGGCAATAGCTTGTTATCAGGCCGCTGATGCTATGCTCAAAGCCAGAGAAGCCAAGCCATGAGCAACCAACCATTAGACATTGATAGCAATAAATAAATATGTTATTATTTGGACGGCAAAGGGTTGCAACCCTGGGGAGTCTCCGCTCCCCGGCCTCCACAAATCGGAGACAGCTTGGAGGGCTGATGAAACTGATTGATATTTCCACACCTAAGCACCCTAACACGTTCACAATGGTAGACGATGAAGATTATGAGTATCTGAATCAGTGGAAATGGTGCTTAAATGAAGATGGATACGCAACTAGAATGCGCCAAAGATCGGGTGTTAGCAAGTGCATTATCATGCATAGGGAGATAACAAAAGTTCCCATAGGAATGTTCATAGACCATAAAAACGGGAATCGGATTGATAACCAGAAAGAAAATCTACGTATTTGCACAATATCAGAAAACTCAATGAATCGAGCGGCGTGGTTATCAAGAGATCTTCCAAAAGGTGTTTACCAGAGAGTGAAGGGTGGTAGATTTCAAGCCCAGATAAAGGTGAATAAAAAAAATATTTGGTTAGGGCAATTTGATACTGTATTAGATGCAGCAAACGCATACGATGAACAAGCAAAAAAATATCATGGCGAATTTGCTCGCCTTAATTCCTTAGAGATTAATAAAACAAATATTGGAGGTATTAAATGAATAAGCCACAAGGGGAGGCAAGGGTAGTAGCTGAAAAACTGGTTTCAAACATGCTCGAATCATTTAAAAGACTTTGCTTGGCTGGTGCGGATAATATGGAGATAAGAGCAGGGCTTTTTGATGAAGCCAAGGAAATGGTTTTACAATCAATCACGGAAGCGGCCAAGCCAAAAGGGGAGAAATTTATCTGCCTTGGTTGTGGTGATTTAGACGCTGAAATTATCACAGAATCAAACCCGACAGGTATTGGGGATGGCGATGAAATTTGTAAAAAATGTGGTGGAAATGATTTCTGTGACAGCATTGAAGAGGCACTAAGGGAGCTTATACTATCAAACCAATTGCTGGCTGAACAAAATTTAAACATGCAGAATAAAATTCTTGATGCAGAAATAGCGGCCCGAGTCCCACCAGAGTCCAGCAGGGAATATTTAGCCACCAATTACCCCGTCAACTCTAACATCCCATTCCCCGGGGCAGTAGTAAAGGAATCCTTAACAACTGACCCACCAAGCAAACCGACTGAACCTTTACACCAGATCGATATTCCACCAAAAAGGATCTACCTGCAAAACGATGGTGACGAAATCACGTTTGAGGGTGCAACTTGGTGCCAGGATAGGATAGACGAAACAGATGCCGAATACATTAGAGCTGATTTATCCAAAGGACTACTAGAGGCAGCTAAAGCCGTGCTGGAGTGGTATAACCACCATGCGCCTATTGATGGTGATGCTGTCATGGATATTATGTGTGAGGCCATAGAGGAAACCCAAGGAAAGGATAGAGCGTGATGGAACAGGAAATAATTCTTTGCACTGGATGTGGACGAGATGCTAGAGACCCAATTTTGCCGCCTGCTATATCGTGCTGCCCTGAAAGAGACATGGCGGCATTGCCAGAGTTTTTTAAAGCCGCAGAAAAAGGAAACTGGGAAGTCAGGGGTTTGATGTTAGGCTGGGCTTTAAGGGCTAAACTTAGAGTCAATCCCCCAGTAGAGAACGGAGGTAAGTGGTGAACGCTTGTTTCTTTTGCGAGAACCCATCTACGCTCCTATGTGATGGGTCTCTCGCATACCTTGGAACGTTCAACCTGAAACAGGTTGCTAGTCCGCCTAAACTATTCACCTGTGATAGGCCACTTTGCCGAAAATGCGCGGTAAATAAAGGGCATATACACTATAACACCCCTGGTAAGCATAAATTTGACACAATGGATTATTGCCCAGACTGCATCAAGGAAGGTTGAGAGCATGACCCATATAAACCTAATGACGCACTAAAACGCCTTAGAATTGTGACCGAAGAACAAGGCAAGGCCATCCAAAAACAGAGGCTAACCCATGACCCCCATTAAACCATTAGACGGGGTGATACCCAAGGTGCTACACCTAACCCTTCACCGCCTTTGGTTTGATGCCATAGCAAAAGGTGAGAAGCGGGAAGAGTTTAGAGTTATAAAGCCTTATTGGACAAAGAGGTTTATTTCCAATGGTGAGCCGATAAAATACGATGAGATCCATTTCAAAAACGGTTACGCCAAGGATGCCCCATTCATGCGGGTTGAATGGCAGGGGCTTGTAGAAACAATATCAAATCCATTCAGCGAAGGGCATAAAGCATACAGCATCGAACTTGGAAAGATTCTAGAGATAAAAAACTGGCCACCCAAGGAGAATGAAAGATGATAGAGCATGAAACATTCTTTAGCCATAAATGCTTTGACGGTATTTGGAGAAATGAGTTATCGAGAAATTGCTTATTTTGCGAAAAAAGAAAACCAATCAAACCAAAGGAAGAAAAGATGGAAGATCCAATGATTCCAGTTATTGGACTGTTAAACGTGCTTACTGGACCAGGTGCTGGACCGGTTGTCACCCTCTCCGAAGCCGAACGCCTAGGCGAAGAAGCCAAGCGCATCAAAGCCGAGATAGCCAAGCGGGAGGAGATAGGGCCGGGGGATTGGTGCCAGACCGGAGGCAAGATATTCAAATGTTCGGAAAGGAATGGAGATTATGCAAGAAACCAAAGCGGAGATAGATTTTACTTGGGTTGCTGCAAAAAACTCCACCCTACCCCAGAGGTAAAAGCTTACCTAGATAGTTTGGTTGGGGGTGAGGGGTGAAAATCATTTATAAATACCACATACAATCTATACCCGGAAATCAAAAAATAAGATTACCGGCTGGCTCTAAACTCCTGCACATAGGTGATCAATTAAATATTTTAACACTATGGTGGCTCGTTGACATAGAAAAGGAATATGCGATAATCGATCTCGAAGTTTTCGGGACCGGCCAACTCATCCCAGATAAAAGGAAATACTTAGCCACAGTTCAAATGGCTTACAGTGGATTAGTATTGCATGTTTTTCTTGTGGAGGATTAAAATGATTGCACTTGTTGTGATTTATTTGTTAATCGGACTCCTCGCAACTCTATCGATAGTTTTCTGGGTGAACCACGGAAAGTTTTCATTGCAAGACTTTAAAGACTTAGTTTTACTCTCTCCAGGTTGGCCTTTATTTCTGATTTTAATTGCTGTTTGGTTTATAATGAAAGGCAGAAAATGAGTAAAGGTGTGAAAGACTTTATAGCCGTTCTGGTTATAGCAGCGTTTGTCGGGTCTATTATCGGTGGTCTTGCTTGGAACACTGAGCGTTACCGTGATCGCGAATGGAACCGAGTTCAAGAATATGGAAACTGTAAAAAGCTCGGGGAGTTAGTCGGCTACAATTCGTTTGAAGTCCGTACTCGATACCTTTGCTTCGACAGTGTAGAATATATCCGATGACAAAGCCTTTTTCGCAAGAGCATCTAGAAAGGATTCAAGAAGCCTATGATCGAATCATGGCCGATGAGTCCTTAAAAGTCGCTACCTCTGTGAAAAATAGAATCCAAAATGTAGCCCACCTTTTCGGATATCCAGGAATGAGCGCCAGCGTTACCGTGACGATTAACTCATCTTACAGTATGGCCTTAAGCGAAGACAAATAAAGTATTACATTAACCAAAAGGACGGATATGAAAACACAAATTATTGTTCCGAGATTTGCTTACTCCCTAAAATCCACAATTGGGCAGTTAATCGTAGATCAATATTCTTGGGGAGTAACCCTAGAGGACCGGATTAGGCCCCCAGGCATCAAGGTCCCTGGGAAAACCTGCATTCCAGAAGGCCTTTACCCATTGGCAAAAAGAGCCAGCCCCCACCTAAAGCGGGATGTGATATGGATTCAAAACGTCCCAGGCTTTGAATACGTCTATTTTCATAGCGGAAATAAGCCAGAGGATACCGATGCCTGTCTTCTCGTCGCTACCACCAGAACAGGGAATGACCATATTGGCGGCGGCTCTCTAGCCACCGAGCAAAGGCTTTTTAACTATGTCAATGGTCGAGGCTGGGAAGGTGCAACCCTAAGAGTCATCAATTTGCCTGGCTTTGAAAGCGTGATAGACCTAGAATAATTAAGCTAAGGTATGAAAAAGACCGATCCACGTTACCCAGCCTACTTGATTTATCAAAGGGCATACCAAAGAAATCGAAGGCAGACCGATCCCGATTTCCGGGCAAAAAGAAACTGGGCCGTATCCAAGTGCATGGGATTAAAAAAGGAAAAGGCTAAATCTATACATGACAAAGACGATATGTATAGAAAACCATCAAAACCTTTATCTATCAAAAAATCGTGCAATTGAAAGCCTTATTGGTGTTATTATTACGATTGACCCTGACCAAACACCATAAAAGGAAAGAACATGCCCAAATTATTCGTAGGAAATATTTCATTTGATGCCACGGAAGCCCAGCTTCGGACTCACTTCGAGCAGATCGCTAATGTGGTTAAAGCCACAATTGTTATGGACCGAGAGACCGGCAAGCCAAGAGGATTCGGCTTTGTAGAATTTGAAACCGATAAAGGCGCGCAGGATTCCATGCATCACCTCAACGGAGTACCGATGATGGGACGTGCTCTCGATATCCAACCCTCCAAAGAACGACCACAACAAAGCCGTGGCGCAAGACCCCAATCCTACGGACGGCAAGACAAAAACGAGTGGTAGCAATCTGATCGTCCATTAAATTTAGGTGCAGATTTTTGGGCGATTAATTGTTATAATTCTTAAATGCCACGAAAGAAGTTCGAAGGATTAACCCATAATATGCAAGGCGTTCTGGACTATTACCAGGACTGCATGAGCAAAGGATCTAAGCCAACGCTTAGGCAAATCGCAGATGTAATGGGATGGAAAGCTACCGCCACCGCTTTTGAAGTCCTTCGAGCTTTGCGCAGCCGAAAGCTAATCCGGTTAACCAGGAAAAAGAAGAAGCCAATCAAAAAGGCTAAACCACTAATTCCACCCACTATCGAGCCAAATCAAAAAGAAGTCACGGAGCCCAAATGACCAGCAAGGCGAAATTAACTCGGCCTGAGTCTACCCCAAGCCCAGAAAAACCCGCATTTGTAATCGTCCACCGGAAGATTTCAGAGCTAAAGCCAGCCGAGTACAACCCTAGATCCCTAAGCGAAAAGCAGTTCGAAGACCTTAAAAAGAGCTTTAAAAACCTTGGCACCTTGGAACCTGCTGTCATAAATATGTACCCTGGCCGGGAAAACGTGATAATCTCAGGTCACCAAAGGCTAAAAGTCGCTGCCGATCTCAAGATGACCGAATACCCATGCCTCGAAGTTTCCTTCCCACTAAAAAAGGAAAAAGAAGCCAATATCAGGATGAACAAAAACACCGGCACATGGGACTTTGAAATCCTAGCCAATGAGTTTGAGCCTTCGGAGCTATTGGATTGGGGATTCGATTCTATAGAGCTAGGGTTTTCCAAGGACACCCATACCGAAGAATTAACCGACCCCGATGATATCCCCGATCTACCTAAAGAACCAAAAACAAAGCCTGGGGATCTGTACATCATGGGAGACCACCGCCTTTTATGCGGAGATTACACAAACATACAGCACACCGAAACACTTATGGGGGGGGGGCATGGCTAATTGTGTCTGGACCGATCCTCCCTATGGCGTATCCTATGTTGGCAAAACAAAAGACGCTTTAGAGATCCAAAACGACAGCCTAGACGATAAGGATCTAGAAGACTTCCTCAGGTCCGCTCTATCATGCGCCTTTGCCTATACTCACCCAGGAGGTGCTTGGTACGTTGCGGCCCCGCCGGGGCCGCTTAACCATTGCTTCTCAGTAGTCCTAAAGGAGCTTGGTGTATGGCGGCAAACCCTAAACTGGATAAAAAGCCAAATGGTACTAGGCCGGTCAGACTACCACTACCAGCACGAACCCATATTCTACGGATGGAAGCCCGGAGCATCCCATTCATGGCATTCAGACAGAAAACAAACCTCCTGCCTAGAATTCGACAAGCCTCAGAGAAACGGCATCCACCCCACCATGAAGCCTGTCGAGCTAGTCGAATACTGCATAACTAACAGTTCCAAGCCCGGAGAAATCGTACTAGACCCATTCGGGGGCTCAGGAACCACCCTAATAGCCTGCGAAAAATCCAAAAGGCAATGTCGGACCATGGAGCTAGACCCAAAGTACTGTGACGTGATAAAAAATAGATGGGAAGAATTCACAGGCAAAAAAGCCCAGTTGATATCCAATAACGGTACCTAAAACACACTACCGACACAAAAACCAACCATAAAGGCCCAGATTATGAACAAACCAAAAAGACTTCCAGGCCAACCAAAAAGAGGGGCCCTACCTGCTATCCTAGACTGGAAGAAGATCGACCAAATGCTCCATATCCAGTGCACCGGGGAGGAAATAGCCTCAATCCTCGATGTAAGCTATAACACCCTCGAACGATGTTGCAGAAGGGACAAAAAAGTCAAATTTGAGGATTATTCGATTAATAAAAGGCAGGGAGGCAAGGCAAGCCTTAGAAGAAAGCAATGGAGTATGGCCGATAAAAACGTAGCGATGGCTATTTGGCTCGGTAAAGTAATGCTCGGTCAAAAGGACAGCCAAGAGATCGACTTTGGCCGAAACAGCCTAAATGCTATCGGTAAAATGGCAGGGACGGTAATCATCCTCCCAAGCAACGGACGGGACCAAGAGCCTGCCCAACCAGCCAATGAAGTCACCCAAGCTAAACCCGGAGACCGCGAGATCGACCTAGAAACCTAAAATACTTAGGGATATGACCACTGTTATGAGCAACACATACCAAGGCACTCAGCGTACCGTCAAAAGGATTCTATCCAACAGGGATAACGCCCCAGAGCCAATTAAAGCCCAGGAAGGGCCACAGACTCAGTTCCTATCCAGCCCAGCGGATATCGTAATCTATGGTGGAGCTGCATACGGAGGTAAAATGCTGGCCCTGGATACCCCAATCCCAACCCCAAGCGGCTGGTCCACCATGGGAGAACTAAAGGACGGAGACCAGGTTTTAGGAGCTAATGGGCTTCCCTGCTCCGTGGTCAAGGCTCACCCAATAGAGGCCAAGCCAGACAGTTTTAAGCTAACCTTCGATGACGGCCAAGAGATCCTAGCCTGCGCGGACCACCTATGGCATACCTATACGGCAAGCGAACTAATGGCCGTGGTGAATAGGACCGAGGAATATAAAGCAAAAAGACGGGGGTCAAGGGAATCCAGGGCGACAGGCTCAAGGGGTCAAAAGGTTACCGAGCTTATCACGGCAAGGAACAAGGCTATTAAAAAGGAATGCCTTAGCCAGCCCACCGGAGAGGTTAGAACAACCCGGCAGATATTTAACACCTTGCATACGATACGGGGGCAATCCAACCATTATATCCCAAACTGCAAGCCATTATCCCTACCGGAAAAAGAGTTTCCCCTAGACCCTTACTTGCTAGGTGTCTGGCTTGGGGATGATACTGCAACCGATAGCCGAATCACGACAGCGGATCAACAGATCCTTATTGAGTTCCACAGCCATGGGTTCCGGGTAGAGAAATGGAATGATAATTTCGGGTACGGGGTTTATGGCCTTCTATCCATCATTATCAAACTTGGCTTATTCGACAACAAGCATATCCCAACCGACTATCTAAGGGGGAGCTATAGGCAAAGGCTCGATATTTTGCAGGGATTGATGGACATGAGCGGCCATGTTAGCCTAACCGGAAGCTCCGAATTTGTCTCAGGGAATAAAAGGCTTGCCGATGGAGTGGCCGAGTTAGTTCATTCCATGGGGGCCAAGGCCAAGATTTACAAAGCCATAGACCCATTTACTAGCCAAGAAGTGTATCGGGTTAAATGGGCTTCTAGCATTCCGTCCTTTCGACTGGCAAGGAAGCTGGCTAAACAAAAGCCAAATAATCGAAGAAACACCAGGATGAGGGCTATAGTCAAATGTGAGCCTATCCTTCCGGTCCCCATGCGCTGCATAACGGTAGACAGCCCGGACAATCTTTATCTTGCTGGCCGGGGGATGATACCCACCCACAATACCTATGCGCTGCTTATGGAGCCGTCTAGGCATATTTCCAACAAAGACTTCACCTTCACAATATTCAGACGGTCAATCCCCCAGATAGATAACCAAGGTGCGCTTTGGGATGAGAGCTATAAGATTTACCCAATCCTTGGGGGAGTCCCTATCGACGGAAACCACATCTGGAGATTCCCGTCTGGGGCCGAAGGCAAGTTTGCCCACCTCCAAGAAGAAAAAACCATTTATGACTATGATGGATCCCAGATACCGCTAATCGAATTTGACCAGCTTGAGCAGTTTACGGAAAAGCAGTTTTTCTACATGATGAGCCGAAACCGGTCTGGCTGTGGCGTTCGCCCGTACATCCGGGCTTCTGCCAACCCACCACCGAATAGAGGTCATTGGCTAAGGTCATTGGTGGATTGGTGGATCGGGAAAGATGGATTTCCGATAAAAGAAAGAAGCGGGGTGCTTAGGTATTTCACCCGAGACGGTAATTCAGTCGTTTGGGTCGATAAAGATTGGCGGGATACGGAAGGAGAACCACCGCAGTCCTTCACATTCATTGGGGCTAAATACACAGATAATAAAATCGGACTGGCAAAAGATCCTAAGTACGTGTCAAAGCTAAACATGCAGGACCGAGTAGACAAACAAAGATTGAAGGAAGGGAACTGGAACGCCATAGAAGATGGGGCCATGTTCCAAAGGGACGACTTCAAAATCATCGACAGGATACCGGACGGGATAAAACTAATCCGCTATTGGGATAGAGCATCCACAGAAAAGACGGCAAAGAACGACCCTGATTGGACGGCAGGAGCCTTATGCGGAGAGCATGAGGGAGCTTTAGTCATCGTCCACATGGAACACTTCCAAGGTAATCCCCTGGAAAACGAACAGAGAATAGCCGGGTGTGCAGACGTAGATGGGATTGACATTCCAATTTATATGGAGCTTGAAGGTGGTTCGGCAGGAAAAGATGTTGTAAGCCATTACCAGAGAAATGTGCTTAGGGGTTATATTGTAAACGGTGACCGGCCAACGGGTGATAAGAGAGCAAGAGCGAAGCCATGGTGCGCGCTTTCGCAAAATGGTAATGTTCTTTTAGTGAGGGGAACCTGGAACCATGACTTTTTAGCCGAGGCTGAAACCTTCCCGAATGGGAAGCGAGATCAAATTGATGCAGTTAGTGGGGCGTATAAGTTCCTGCTCGGAGAGCAAAAAGGCTCAATAGAAGACCTAGTGACCGAATAGGAGGTTTAGAATGGCCAAAGAAGCGAAAAGCCCAAAAGCAATAACGGCCTTGTCATCCGATCCTAAAGGAGCGGCTTTCTTAACCCGAAAGGACGGATGGAATAATTTCTTTACCGGAGTTGGGGTCTCAGGGGTAGACCGAAGGCTTGGGTCTGGGTACTCAAGCAATGCCATTCTCCAGGAAAACATTATCCGAAGTCTTTACCGTGGTGATGGCATGGCAAAGCAAATCATCGAAATCCCTACCGAGACTATGATGAAATCTGGCTTCGAGGTAATGGGAGACCCGGAAGGCATGATCCTCGCCAGGATGGAAGATATCGGGATTTACAAAGCCCTTGAGAATATGGTCCGATGGTCCCGACTATTCGGAGGTGCCCTTGGTGTGATCGGAGTAGATGATAACCAGAAATATGATAGGCCTTTGAACATGGCCGGAATCCGAAAGGTCCACTATGTTCACGTTTACAACCGATGGCGGGTAACCTATTCCACCGCCGATATGTACAAAGACCCAAGCCACCCGAAATTCGGAACCCCGGAATACTACAATGTCCAACCGCTAATGGGTCATCCTTTCAGGGTCCACGAATCCCGAACTATCCGAATGGATGGTGCCCCCGTAGACGACCTTAGCCAGATGCAAAACCAAGGGTGGGGTGATTCCTACCTCCAATCATGCTTTGATGAGATACGACAGCTTTCAGGGGTATTCACGGCAGTGGAGTCCATAATCGATGACTTTGTAACCCAGACGCTTGGCATAAAAGGACTGGCCGACCTAATGAAGAGCGGCAAAGAGTCCGTGGCCGTCAAGCGGTTAGAGTTCCTAGACAAATCTCGACATACGATAAACACCAACCTAATTGATGCTGACCTAGAAACCTTTACCAAGACGGCAAGCAGCCTGGCCGGAATCCCGGATGCCCTAGACCGATTTATGAACAAGCTGGCTAGCGTCACTCGCATTCCAGTAACCCTTTTCCAGGGAATGGCCCCAGCCGGTCTCAATGCCACTGGTGATGCCGACCGCTCAAACTGGCATGACCAGATTCAAAGCTGGCAGAAAAAAGACCTGCTTGAGCCAATCCAGTACCTAACCAAACTGATTTACCTATCCCAAGACGGCTACTACGAAGGCAAGGAGCCGGAAAACTGGTGGGTTGAGTTCAATAAAATATGGGAGCCATCCCAATCCGAACAGACCACCATGGAGAAAACCCAGGTCGAAACCATAGTCCAGCTAATCTCCAATAACGTAATGACCGAGCAAGAGGCTCGGAACCTGCCGGAGATTAAAACCCGATACAACTTAGAGGGAGACGGGCCAACCTCCATGGAGCCAATCCCCGATACCGATGACAAGAAAGATTTAGAGGGGGATGATGATGAGGATTCGGGGGATAGCCAAACCACCTCGAAAAATACCGACAGCATCCCTGAAAACCCAACCATAGCAAGGGCCGAGCTAGATGGATTCTGCCGAGCCAAGATCGTAGGGCCAAGCGGGAAACGGCAACGGAGAGATTCAACCTCGTTCTCGGTGAAGACCGTAATTCTTGATATGGCATCCTTTGCTTCCCAGGACATTGCATCCAATTGGGTTAAGAGCCGAGGCCTTTCCGCTTCTGGGGTATTGGCAACCAAGAATACCTTCCGATTCTACCAGGATTCCAATTCTCTAGTCCCTGGAACCGAAATAGCCGTCCCATTTGCTAAGGGAGTAACCGTAATCATGGCAAAGGTAAAACGTGGCTGACCCCATTTTCATGATCCACTTACGGAACAGGATCCGAAGTGGAAAGCCAATCAAGCTGAAACGGCCAAAGAAGATGCAGTTCCCACATTCTGCCGAAAGGCAGTATCAGGACCATATTCTAAGGATCGTGGACGTAATCGAAAAGGCAGCCAAGGCGATTTTATTCCCATCCCTCCCAATGCTAGTGGCTCAAGCCGGTCGCAATAGGTCCGATGCCTGGGCTGACGATATCGCAACCATGACCAATCAAATAAAAGTCCGGGTGGATCAAGAGATCCGAAACGAGGGAAGGATAGCCGACCTTGCCGCTCAAAGCGTATCGGAGTTCAACCAAAAGCAATGGAGAGCTTTAGTCAAAGAATCGATCGGCATCGATCTCTTTGCAAATGAGCCATGGCTGAATGACCATTTAAAAAGCTGGGCCGCTGAAAATGCCGACTTAATCGTAACACTCGAAGATGATGCAATCAGGCAAGTAAGCCGATGGACCCAAAAAGGAATCCGTGAAGGTTGGCGGCATGAGGACATCGCAAAGAATATCGAGGAACGCTTTGATGTATCTAGGTCAAGAGCTAAGTTTATCGCAAGGGACCAGACCGCAAAACTCAATGGGGATTTAACCAAGGCGCGGCAAACTCAGGCCGGTGTAAAATCGTATGTATGGAGGACGGCTATGGATGAACGTGTGAGAGGGAATCCAAGCGGCAAATACCCAAATTCAAAACCAAGCCACTGGGCAAGAGAAGGAAAAACTTTCCAATGGAATGATCCCCCAGAAGGTGGGCATGCAGGTAAAGATTTTGGCTGCCGATGTACATCTGAACCAGACTTGCGCGGATTACTAGAAGGCCTATCATAAACCCTGGAGATAATATGCAAATTCAAGAAGCCTGTGCCGGAGTCCTTTACCGCCACGGTGAAGCAGCCAAAACAAAAATGACCGGCTCGATAATCGTCACCCTTAACTATGTCGATGGTGGGATCGCAAAGGCATCCGTCCAAGTAAGCTGCCCACTCACCCCAGGAACAAAGCCGACTCAAGAATTTGACCGGCCAGGAAAAAATTTCGGTTAATCTAAAATTCCCCTTGCCACCCAGAAAAATAATCGTTATGCTATTGGGGTAGGTTATCGAGTTACCCGGAGACAAACCCGGAAATATTCGCCCCTCTCTCCAAAAGGAAGAGGGGTTTTTTTATGGGAAAAAAATGAATGAACGCAGACTTTCACAACCCCAGCACCGCTTCGACAAAGCGCAGCGCACCGAGCAGGGGTTTCTTGAAGGCATCGTTCCTATTTCTCGCATTGGTGTTTTCCCTTACCGGAATGATGACGGCACTTTCCGATTTGAACTTAGACACCCCAAAGACGTTTTCGACAAAGCATCCCTCGATTCATTCAGAGGGATGCCAATCAATGTTGAGCACGAAGAGCTTATGGATAGCCCCGAAGCTATCGCAAGATCAAAGGTCGGACAGATTGGTGATTCAGTCTATGCTGATGGTGAACTCGTTAGGGCCAATATCAAAATCGACCATCCGAGAGGATTACAGGCGGTGGATGCTGGGGCTAAGGAGTTATCGTGTGCTTATAGCTTGGACCTACTCCCCGAAGCAGGTGTATATGAAGGTCAAACCTACACGCACCGGCAAACAAATATTCGAGGTGACCACCTCACACTCACCAAAAAAGCGAGACTCGGACCTAAGCTACGGCTTGATTCAGCGGATCCCTTCGACGTTGAATGCGACTCATCTAATCTCTTAAAGGAGCCCACCATGAAGAATTTTAATATTGACGGAATCGAATATCAGGCCGCTCCCGAAGTTGTCAACTTCATCGCCAAGATCCAGGCCAAGGCAAAGGACTCCGAAGAGGAAGTTTTAGCCACCAAGAAATTGCTTGAGGCCGAAAAGGCCGAAGCTACCAAGGGAATGGATAGCCTCAAAGGTCAACTTGCTGCCGTTACCGCAGACAAGAAGAAAGCCGAAGACGCACTTTCCGCTTTGGAAAAAGATATTCCCGCTCGTGCAGCCGCTATCGCAAAAGACAAAGCCGACCTCATGGTTGTGGCTCAAGCTGTTTTGCCTGCCGGTGAAGTCTCTCGCGTTTCCGCTTTGGACTCTTCCGAGATCAAGGTGGCCATCATCAAATCCAAATATCCCAGCATCAAGCTGGATAGCCAGAGCGCGGACTTCCTTAATGGCTTGTTCGAGAGCGTGAAGGCCAGCGTCAAGGATACCGGAAGCAATGCCTTGCACGAAAACCGGGCAACCTCTGCCGACTCTAGCTTGCAGAATGGGGATAATTCCCAGGTTGTAAGTGCCGATTCGGCCCGTGAAAAAATGTTGAAACGCCAAGCCGAGGCCTATCTCAAGCCTCAGTTGGTCTAGGATCGTCCGCTAGTCTAGTAAAGACCGTAGCCAGAAACTTTTTAAGCCAAGGAGCCCACTATGCAACTCAGTTACAACATGGATATGAATCAGGCCATTGCCGGTATGCCAGTGGATGCTACTTTCGACGCTAAAGCCGTTGAAAGTGCCTTGGCAATTGAGAAACTGGACTTCGGCTTTGCGGCCTTCAAGTCTACTTCCTCTGCAAATCCCCGTGGTGTTCGTAACCCCAAGCGCAATGCTCCGGTGATTACCTACTCTGCGGATCTCGTAACCTCCAACGTGGTTAACGGATTCGTCAATGGCGTGGCACTTGCCCCCCGGACTTTCGCCACCGACCATTTGACCACTATCACGGCACATGGAAATGATATCGTTGCAGCCCTTTTGGCTCAGGGTATCGTGGCCACTTTCGCCTTGAGCGGTTCAAACCGAGTCCTTACCTTCACGGTAACCGATGCGAATGTACTTTTCTCCACCTTCGTGGTGACTGCCGGAGCTTCTCAAGCCACCGTCACTTTCTCCCACGGAACCAGCGATACGATTTCCCGCTTTGCCGGTATCCTTCGCTATGGTGTTCAACAGCCCCGCACTTCCGATGGCTTGGCTGGATACGCGCCTTATGACGCTGTCCCAGTCGTTCGCCGTGGCAAGATTTGGGTTCCGATTACTTCCGATGTTGCCGATGGAGCCGATGCCTATGTAGACATGACCTCCGGCAATGAAGGCAAGCTGACGGACGTAACCACAGCCCCTAACTTTGCCCTCACCGGAGTCAAGTTCAAGGGTGCTTGGCCTACTGCTGGCCTTGGATTGGCCCAAGTTGAAATGAATCTTCCCTAATTAGGGGCGTTCCTGTCTGATCGTTAACCGGCCTTTGGGCCATGCATAGGAGTTCAAGATGAAACACAAGACCGGTCGCTTAGACGCAAGTGAAACCCCAATGTTCTTACGCATGGCTGAGCACGTTATGGCTCAGACCTATGACGTGCAGTATCCCATGTACAAAGCCTTGCAGCTTATCCCGATCTCGGGAGAGGGTGGCCCAGGGGCAAACACGATCACCTATCGCCAGTTCGATTCCAAAGGCATTGCCATGGTTGTCAACAACTATGCAACGGACTTCCCCAATGTGGAAGTAACCGGCCTGGAATTCAGTCAACCGGTTAAATCGGTCGGCAACTCCTATGGCTACAACGTCCAAGAAATCCGCACTGCCGATATGGCTGGGATTCCTTTGGATGCCATGCGCGCCCGTGCCGCTCGTGATGCCATGACTCAGAAGCTGAATAAGCTTGCTTGGTTCGGTGAATCCGCTTCGGGCTTAAAGGGTCTTGTCTATCACCCCAATGTCACCAAGGCTGCTGCCACGACTGGTAACTGGGCTGCTGCTACCAACGACCAAATCTTGGCCGATGTGAACAATGCCATTCAAGGTCCGAATACCTTGACCAAGGGCGTTGAAATGGTGGACACGGTTCTCTTGTCCAATGCGAAGTATGCCAAACTCGCCACGACTCCCTATAGCACCACGGTTCCCACTTTCCTCCTTGATATCCTCAAGGCCGGAAACCCTGGCGTGTTGTTCGAACGGGTTGCCGAATTGGCTGACCTTCCCACGAACCCACGCACCGGCGCAGTGGCCACGACTCAGGTAATGATTACCTATCGCCGTGACCCGATGAAGTTGTTTTTCTCCATGCCCTTGTCCTTCGAGCAAATGCCCCCAGAGGCAAATGGCATGAACTGGACGATTCTCTGCCATGCTCGTACTGCTGGCATCATAATCCCTTACCCTCTGTCAGTTCAAATTACTGACGGAATCTAAAAAGAGGGGGCTTCGGCCCCCTTTCTTCTTCCCTGCCCACTTAATAACCTGGAGTCCATCATGATCGTAGACAGCAAAATGGAATGCGCGCAAATGTATCCCGAGGCAAATATCATCCCAGGGCGTAATGCTATCCCGGATGACAAAGGCCGAGAGTTGATGCAAAACAAGTTTTTCTTGGACATGATCAATGTCAAGACCGGCCCCTATGCTGGTAAGGTCATTGTCGTGGTCCCGCCTGCCGATGAGAAGACAGCAGCTAAGGTGAAAGAATCCTTCAAAGCTACTGGCCCCGAAGTTCCTACCGCTAACGTCATGCAGGAAACCGCAGTGTCGAATCTTGCTTTAGCCAATGCAATTAAATTGGTTCGCACCTTGACCGTAGTGGATCAAATCCAGCACATTGCCGTAAATGATCCTCGTCCCGAAGTCAAGGAAGAAGCCGAAGCCCGTATCGAGGCTTTAGCCAAGGCTGCTGCTAAAGGCGCAAGTGCCAAGGATGAAGCGGGAGTTTAATCCGCTACTGCCATGACTCCAATCCAAATTCTACTCGCCCGTGCGCCTTGCTACCAAGAGAGCGCGCGGATCACGAGTCTAATTGAGATTGCAGAGACAGAAATTGGGGCGGATGCATACGGGGATTTAAGGCCTAATGCAGTCGCCCTTTTAACCCTCCATTGGTTAGCTCTTCACGAACGTGGCAAATCGGCTGCTGCTGGTGCTATCTCTTCGGAATCCGAAGGTGATTTGTCCAGGTCGTATGCATCTCCTTCTGAAACCCTTTCCGATTTATCAAGTACCATGTGGGGCCAAGAGCTTGAGTCATTGGGTAAAAAGACCACGGTAGCTTTCATCAATAGGCGATATGGGGCATTCTAATGCCAGCAAAAATCCAATCAAAAGACCTTGGTTATGCCAGCATGCGAACGCGCTTAAGGCAGATGCAAGGGAGCTTCACCAAGGTTGGAGTCCAGGCCGGTAGCAAAGAATCGGATGGAGTCACGGATTTAGTGACTGTTGCGGCTGCTAATGAGTTCGGAACCGATACGATTGACGAACGCTCTTTCATTCGAAGCACATTTGAAGAGAATAAGGAAAGCCTTGCAGCTCTTTCAAAGGCCGAGGCTAAAGCTATAATCGAAGGTCGGAAGACGGTCGAAAACAGCTTACAGCTAATGGGTGCTTATCACGTAGGTCAAATCCAAGCGAAGATCCACAGCAATATCCCACCGCCTAATGACCAAAAGACAATAGACCGGAAGGGATCGAGCGTTACCCTTATTGATTCTGGTCAATTAGTTCAAAGCATCCGAAATGTAGAGACTATCAAAGAGGCTAGATCATGAGCCTAGGACGCAGAACCTTAACCGGAATACGACCAACCGGAGCTTATGATGCTCAGGGAAGGTGGCAAGAATCCACGACAGCCGGGATATCATTCGAGGCAAGCGTCCAACCCCTTTCAAGCCGAGAGCTTAAAAGCCTACCGGAAGGACGGAAAGCCGATGCCAGCTTTAGACTCTATACCGATTATGCACTCAAGACCGTAGACGAAAAGACCGGCAAGAATGCAGATAGGGTAAAAATCAAAGACCGAACCGGTGCCGAGCGGTGGTATGAAGTGGTTTCCGTAGAAGATTGGGGCAATGGTATTGTTTCCCATTATAAAGCCGTGGTATCATTGATGGAACAAACCGCAGACGGGGCAGCATAGCGTGTCGGGAATTGATATCACAACCTTGGAAGATGCCTTCATGGCTTGGGTTAAGTCCAAGATTCCAAGCCCATGGATCACGGTCTGGGCAGAGCAAAACGCACCAAAGCCAGGGCCAAAGCAAGTCTCAATAAATCGCGGTTCCCCATTCATTCAAAAAATCGGGGATGATATAGCTGGCCCGGTGGATACCGGAACCGATGGCCGAAAGAAGCTAGGCACTAGAGAGTTAGCTTTCAGCATCCGAGCTTATGGCCCAGGGGCGGCACAAATAATCGAAAATCTAAGATCGACCTTGGATGATGAGATTTCCGGTGATACTCTTATCGCAAGCGGCCTTTGTGCAATCGGATCAAGCCCTGTAGTCGATATTTCATCCCTATATGGCTCTCAGTACAAAGAAGTCGCAAACGTGGATGTAAGGCTTCGGACTCATTCTCTGCGAGAAGATGCTGACGCAGAGGCCGGAGTGGGTTATATTACCACGGTAGAGTTAGATGTTGAATCAGTAGACCCAGGTGGCGATTCAGACACCGAGGTTTTGCAAGTCGGACCAGTCCCTTAATTGAAAGGAGTCTACAATGACCGCTCCAATTTCTGACGTTGTAAGCGTCACCGTCACCACGGAATCTGCTTCTGTTCAGTCCCAGGGATTTGGTAAAGGCTTAATCCTTCAAACCCATAACCATTTTACAGATCGTACTCGGGAATACGGATCGGCTGCTGAAATTGCCGCCGATGGATTCCTGACTACCGAAGCTGCTTACCTTGCTGCTCAGGCTTATTTCAGCCAAGAGCCAGCCCCATTAAAGGTGAAGATTGGCCGAAGGAATGCCAATGCGGTGAACGTCACTATTACGGTGGTGAACTCGTTTGCTTATGTGGTAACCATCAATGGCGTAGCTTATACCTACACCTCCGATGCTTCGGCAACCGAGCAAGAGATCGTGGATGGCCTTATCGCTGCGATTGCCGCTTCCCCAGTAGTGGGATCGGATGGCGGGGCAAACACCTTGACCATCACGGCTGACGTTTCTGGCGTGGCCTTTAGCGTAGGCTTGAGTGCCAACCTTGTCATGGTAGCCCCAACGGCCACCGAGACAATCAGTGCAGCCCTTGATGCCATCATTTTGGCAGACACAGACTTCTATGGCCTAGTCCTTTGCGACCGCGCTTCGGCTGATATGCAGGCTGGCGCGACTTGGGTATCTGCAAATAAGCGGTTCCTGTTCGCTTCCACCTCTGAGACTAACGTCATCGATGTTGCTGCCGGGTCGGATACGACGACCCTTCCCGCAATCCTCAAGGCCAGTGCTTACGACCGGACCCTTTGCCTTTACCATGCCTCAGCCGCAACCAATTTCATTGATGCTGCTGCCATGGGCTGGGTGCTTTCCAAAGACCCAGGCTCTTACACCTTCGCGCTTAAGACTCTAATCGGGATCGCGGTATCCTCCCTGACTCCTACTCAAAGAGGGAATGCCAAGGACAAATATGCCGTCACCTTCGAGACTCGCGGTGGAATAAACCAGACCTCGAACGGCAAGGTCGGAAGTGGCAAGAACGTGGACCAAATCCATGGCCGTGATTGGCTATCGAGTGTCATCCAAGCCAATATCTTTGGCCTCTTGTCCTCGGTTAACAAAGTGCCGTTCACCGATGAAGGCATCGGCCTGGTGGAACAAGTCACGAAGCAAGCCGGTTCATTTGGGGTTGCTCGGAATTACCTTTCCGAATACTCTACCAGCTTCCCTGCTCTATCTACAATCTCTGCCGGTGATAAGGCTGCTCGATTGCTGGATGGCGCAAGCATGACGGCTCAAGAGTCTGGTGCTATCGAAAGAGTCACGTTTGAATTAATCGTCCAGGTTTAAGGAGGAATCGAAATGCTATACACCTTCGATATTAAAAAATGCTTGATCCTGGTCGGACCTTCCAGAATCCAAGGGTTCGCTGACGGCGAGGCAATCAGCCTTGAGTTAGATGATGACCTTTACCAAAAAGAAGCCGGGGCAGACGGGGACATTGCTCGTTCCCGAAGGCATGGACTTTCAGCCAGTGCGAAGATCAGCTTGATGCAATCCAGCCCAAGTAATGATGTGCTTATGGCTTGGGCCGTTGCCGATAGAGCGACCAATGCCGGTGTCTTCCCTTTAACCGTCACGGATTTGCTGGGAACCACGGTCGTCTTTGCACCCTATTGCTGGGTAAAAAAGACTCCTGCTCTTTCTCTCGGCAAAGAACTTTCAAACCGTGAATGGATGATTGATATTGCTACTGCCGAGCTGTTCATCGGTGGCAATGCAAGCATGCTTTTCTAACCTGACCACACCTGGAGCGTCCTATGTTTAAAGCGTTAAAAGAGATTCGTAAGCCTCTCGCGGGAGGCGAATTGCTAGTCACCCAATTCCCAGTTATGAGAGCAATCCGAACTGGGGCCAGGATCGCAAAGATAGCGGCTCCGGTAATGGGTGGATTCGGTGAAGGGTTAAACCTCGATGACCTTGCTGGCGGTTCCATGCAAGAGAAGATCGAGAACCTGGATATCGATTTAACTAAGGCAATCCCCAAGGCTTTGAATGCTTTGGCTATGAACCTTTACCCGGAAGAATTCGCCACCTTGTGCGTGGAACTTCTTTCCGGGGCAATGTGGATAGCAGGGGACGGCAAGAGCAAGGTTGAATTGACTTCCGAGGCGGCGATAAACCAGGTTCTTGGTGGTGAGCTTTCGGATCTCTTTTCAGCCTTGAAGATAGCTCTAGAGGTAAATGATTTTTTCGGATTAGGTGCTATTGGAAAGCTGCGAGGGGCACTGGGAGCACCGAAAAAGAAAAAGGTTACCCAGGAACTCTCGACCCCAGCTTAGAATCTGAACTATGGGTAACGAGGTTAATTTTGGAAAAAGCCATTACATTGACCGAGGCCCTAACGTCATGCAGTATTGATGAGGCTGCTAGGCTTTCTGCTGCTATAGACTTCAAGAACGCGCTCCAAGTTCAAGCGGATAAGCGGGTGCAACAATGATGTTCCCTACGCGCAACACGAATCCCTATCGCGGGGGTGATTTATCCTAATTAAAGAGCTTGTAACCCACCTTGGATTCGATGTTGACTTCGGTCCTCTCAATAAGTTTGATGATAAAATAGGCGAAACCCAAGACGGCCTTAAAGACATGGGTGGCGCAGCCGATGAGGCTATGGAGAAAGTTAAGAGCGCACTTACCAGCATAAGGAATACCCTAATTGGGTTCACAGTAGCAACGGCTGCCGGTTCTGCCGGTCTTCTCGCTATCGTAAAAAGCGCGGCCAATGTCGGTGATGAGATTAATAAAACGGCCCCGATGCTTGGTTTCACTGTAGAGGAATTTCAAAAATACCGCTATGCTGCTAAGCTGGCCGGAGTCGAAAACGAGAACTTTGCCGGAACGGTCCAGCTTTTATTGCGAAATGTTTCCGAGGCTCAAAAAGGAAATGATGAAATAGCCAAGAGCTTCGCAAGAGTTGGGATTTCAGCCGAGAGCTTGAAGAATCTTTCTACGGATCAAGTACTCAGAAGAATATCGGACGGCCTAGCCAAGATCCCAAATCAGGCTGATAGAATAGCCGTATCGATGGATCTCATGGGACGTTCCGGTGCGAGAATGGGTGAGTTCTTAGCTAAGGGCACGTCCGAAATGGATGCCTTAATGGGTGACGTCGAAGCCTTCGGAATGTTTACCGAGGAAACGGCTAAAAACTCAGAGGATTTAAATGACGCCTGGGATAGAGTGGCATTCTTTATCCGTGGAATCAAAAATGAATTTATAGCCTTATCCCCGATATTTACCGGAATCCTAAATGATATGCGGGAGTGGCTTAGTGCCCACCGAGCAGTTATTCAATCGGGTCTAGCTAAGGCAATAGACTTCATTGGCCGAGCAATCACCAAGGCATGGAACATAACTAAGAAGATTGTTCGAGGCTTTGAAACGATGATAGGTATTTTAGGGGGGCTTGAAAACGCATTTTGGCTTTTAGGCGTGGCGATTTTGACTCCAATCATTATGCTGCTCGGGCCTATGTTCGCTCTCTCAAAAGGGCTTCGATTCTTATCTCTTCGATTTTTAGGTGTTAACCTCGTAATCGGGGCTGTCGCATCTACTATTGGCGCAATCATCCCGCTTTTTACGCTCCTTACGGCGGTAATCACATCATTATTAGTTACCAAGTTTGTCGGATGGCTAATATCCTTGGCTGGCGGGTTTCGCCTTCTCGCAACATCAATGATAGTGCCGGTGCTGTCTTTCTTGGCTCTTGCTGCTGCAATAGCTTTTGTCATACTGTTATTCGATGATCTTACAACTTGGATACTGGGCGGGAAATCTTTAATAGGGGAATGGCTTGGCCCTTGGGAAGCCTTACCGGAAAAGTTCAAAAAAATATGGGCTGACATTAAAGCCATTTTTGCTGCTGGTGGAAAATTCATGTCTGCCGTATTCCGTGGCGACTTTGCCGAAGCCTATAAAATCCTCGAAGCCGGGGCCGAGAAAGTAAAGAAAGCCGGCACCGGAAAACAAGGTGCATCCCAGCAGAACGCAGGGCAGAGATACCAGAGCTATACCGATCTAATGGGTGGGTATGGGCTTCCAGGTGGAACCGCCTTTGCCGGCGCCAGTAGCGGCAAGCGAGAGCATATCCCATTCAGTGGCCGAAAGTTTGTGGAACAGTACTCATTAGGAACCGGAGTCGACGGAAAACCAGCCCTTGTGGAAAGAACCTCCAAATCAGGTTCAACCGGCACAAAGATCGGCAAGGTCGAAATGAATATCAGCCTAGCTAAAGGGACGACTCAGGAACAGGCCGAAGAGATCACCCAGTTAGTAGACAAGCGGTTGAGCCAGCATATAGACCATAGCCTTCAACAAAGTTCGGGGCCGGGAGAGTAAATGGCTAAGGACAATTTAAAAACCGTATTGAATGGCTCTCCTTGTACCATAGGGGAAATCACTCTCGATTTACTTTTACAGGAAGACGAGGAACTTTCAAATAGGGTAACTCAGTTCCCGATCGAGAACGGAAGCCCAGCTTCGGATCATGTGGTAAATGAGCCTACAATCCTAACGATTACCGGGATGGTGACTAATGCCCCAGTCCGGGCACATGGCGGCACAATAGATTCCCAAGCCCGTGTCACTCCAAGAGGTCAAGACCAATTATCAGGGACAGATATCAATTTCGCAGAGCTTGCCCTAGCCTATTTGAGGAAAATCCTAATCGATAAATCCCCAATAACCGTCACGACAAAGCGCGGCACTTGGGAAAACATGATGGTTCAAAGGGTGTCTAGGTCCAAGAGCAAAGCCACTGGCGATGCCCTTGTATTTACGATAACGATGATTGAGCTTAAAAAGGTGAAGCTTCTATTCGTGGCCGCTCCTAGAAAGCGAACCAAAAGCGCAAGAGCGCAACCAAAAGCAAACGCCGGTAAGAAAAACGTAGCCGTGGCGAAGGAAGATAATTATGGTTCGATTCTATACAACCTAGGTGAAGGCTTAAAAACATTCTTTGAGAAGGCCCCATAATGCCTAAAATACTGCCAGTTGTAGATAGCCCAGCAAGCAGGCAAGAAGTGATCCTTGAAGATGTAGCCTATGGGATAAACCTAGTTTGGAATGAACGGGCAGGGGCTTGGAGCTTCGGATTAGATGACCGGGATGGTCAGCCAATTTTAGCCGGTCGGAGGGTGGTGCTTCAACTCGACCTTTTCTATGGATACAGGCACCTTCCTGGAATGCCAAGCGGGTTTTTATATGCCCTTGATACGACTAAAAAGTTAAAATCGATATCCAGGGACGATTTAATTTTAGGCCGAGCAGTCCTTCAATATTACACCCAGGCAGAAGTCAATGCCCTTTGATAGACGAGTTTCCATTGATATTTATCGAAAAGGGGCCACAATTGCATTGAGGGTGGAAGGCCTTAGGATTTCCTTTGATATTCAGAAGGACATTAAAACCCCAGCGAATACGGCCAGGGTCCAGATTTATAATCTAGGCCAGGAAATCAGAAGTTCATTCAGCGAGTTAACGGATCGAATAATAGTCAGGGCTGGGTATGCCGATGAATCTATAGATGAAATATTCACAGGGGATTTAGTTTCGGTATCTCATCCAAGGACCGATGCGGATATTATTACGACTATCGAGGCAAACGATGGTCAAAAGGCAATCAGGGAATCCTATTCAAGTATTTCCTATGCCGAGGGGACCAGCTTCAAGCAAATCATCCAGGACATTTCTAAGCAAATGGGACTGCCGATAAAAACCGAAGACTATTTGAGCAAGATTGATGATCAGAAATTCCTTCAAGGATTTTCTTTCAATGGCCCCACAAAAGCCGCCTTGGATAAGCTCGTGGCAAGAGGCGGGTTGGAATGGAGCATCCAAGGGAATAGCCTTCAAATACTTAAAAAGGGTGGGGTTGTCCCGAAGGATATAGCCCAGATCCCGGTAGTAAGCCCAACCCAGGGTCTAATCGGAAGCCCGGCCAGAACCCAAATGATTAAGTCCGAAAGCCCAGAAAAGAAGCCCCCGGGCTGGACTATAAAAAGCCTTTTAATCCCTAGGCTTGAGCCGGGGGGGCAAATAGGTCTTCAATGCGCCGATGTTCCCAAGGCTACTGCTTATCGTATTCAGTCAGTCCACCACCAAGGTGATACCCATGGGGACGAATTTGTAAGTATAACCGAAGTAGTTGATCCAGGAGTTTTAATAGGATGAGCTGGCTTCACGATGCGATAAAATCCGGTATTCAAGAGGCCATGCGCGGCCTTTATATCGGTATGCCTGGAAGGCTAGAGGCTTACGACCATGCGACCGGCAAGGGCCAGGTAAAGCCTCTTATCCAGGAGCCAGACCAAAAGGGTGTACTCAGGAGCCTAAAGCCTATATCCGGGGTGCCAGTAGTTATGCCCGGAGGGAATTCCGCAAGCCTATACCTGCCCCCGGAGATCGGGGATACTGGCTGGATTTCATTCAGCCATCGGTCAATGGAAAACTGGTTGGACAGGGGTGGGGATGCAACCCCAGGTGACCCAAGAATCATGGATATGAGCGATGCCGTTTTCTGGCCAGGGCTAAGACCTTTTTCGGAAGGAAGCCTTGGAGAGGAAGAGGGGGCGGCGATATTCAAAAACGGGTCTGCCAAAATAAAGATAAAGGATGGGAAGATTGCGATCGGTGCAAACGGAACCGAGCTTTTAGATATCCTCAGTCAGGAAATAGATTTACTTTTGACTGCTATAATTCCTACCATGCTAGGGCCACAGCAACTTTCAACCGTAACCTCCGGCCAGATGCTTCAACTTAAAACGCTTTTAAGCACCATAAAAGGATCATTATGAGCCTGTCACAAATATCAGCTATAATCAAAGGTTCTGCCAATCGACACGGCTTCCCTGAAAACATAGCTGGCCTTCTTGGTGTCCCTGGGGCTACTGAAATAAACCCGGTTACAAATGCAGACGACCCCACTCTCCAATATGTCTCAGATGCAATTGCAAACGGGATTCTAGGGGCAACGGGTGGGCAGTATGTTTTGTATTCCAGCAATATTTCAGACTTCGCCGCAACGATAACCGCACTAGGATCAACCCCTGCGACCATCTACATAAACAGCCAAGTGCCAATTACGAATGACCTTGATATTGCCGCACTCGCCCCAAATACTTCCATAGTCGGAATGCGAGGCGGTGGCTTTGTCGTTTCCGCAACCAAGACGGTAAATTTCAAATCCTTTGATTCATTTGGGCTTTCAATCGGTGATATGTTCTCCGGGGCAGGGGCTTTTGCCTTTGCTTATCCTACAAGGCTGACCGGAACAGGGAGTCCAGAATCAGCTATTACGGCTCCGGTTGGGTCTGAATATTTAAGAAGTGATGGCGGGGCGGCTGCGACCTTATATGTTAAAGAATCAGGGACGGGGAATACCGGCTGGGTAGTTACCGCAACAACGGTATCTGGTGGTGGATATAAAACAGTCGATTCCATTGCAGATTTAAAGACATTAAGCGAAGGATCATTTAAAACCGTAACCGTTCTTGGATACTATTCGGCTAATGGCGTTGGATCTGGATTGTATTCTTGGGATGCCGCAAGCACAATCGCGGACAATGGTGGGACCATTATTTCACCTACTATTTCAGATGGGACGGGCCGGTGGATATTAATTCAAAACACCCCTATAAAGATCAGCCAATTCGGGGCAAGGGGCGTAACGGCTACAGAGGATTCCCCGGCATTTGTGGCCGCTTGTGGGTCTTTTTCTGGTGGCGAAGGCGGATTAGTAATTGATGTAGATGTAAAAATGAATGCACATCTTAGCTCTCCATCAAATGTCTCCATCATCCCCCTCAAAGGGGCTATGTTCTCAGGGCCGTATACTCTGACAATAAACTCACTAGGTAGCGATCCTAATTTCCAATGGATTGGGAGTGATGTGTCTGTGATATTTGGCAGGAGGGCCACTCATTACGTCATGCCACAATGGTTTGGTGCTGGCACAACTTTAGATGATATCGCAGCAATTGAGAAAGCGATTTATGCAGCATCAAACGGTGGGCAGGCAACTGGGGGAGTGCGCAGTCTGTTTCTGCCCCCTTCGGACTATTTCATAAGTCGGGGGATTGACCTTAAAACGCTTTTAGGGATTTCCGGGTCTCTTGTAGCCCAGGGCTATTTTACCATTTGGGGAATCAACCCGGGATCTACTAGGATTATCCCTTGCGAAAACATCGTCGGGGGAATGATAAAATGCGTGAACGCTGGAATAGGTAACGCAGCAAATGCACGTCAATTAAATTTCCATGGGTTTAGCCTTTATTCGGACGACACCCTTAATAAAACAGCGCAGTACGGGTTCCAGCTTAAATGGTGCGCGGAAGTTTACCTGAACAAATTCCGCATTATGAACGTTGCGACAATGCGGTCTTTATTCCATGATACGACATTTGTATGCGATATCGAAAATGGAACTATTATCGGTTGCGACGGGAGCCAAGGCGATCCAGGAACAGATGAGCCAGATGACGTTTCTTATGCGTTCTCAGATATTTTACAAACCTTTACTGTGTCCAACTCTGGCGGGTCAATACTCCTTACTTATGCATCCGACTTACCAGATCAGTCGGCGTTTAAATTTACCACAAGCAGCGCGCTACCAATTGGGCTGACTGCTGGGGTGGAATATTGGATTGACCGAATTAACGCGACTAGCTGCAAGGTTTCAACCTCTTTAGCCAACGCCATTGCACATACGAATATCGCGTACACGGACGCAGGTACGGGTACGCACACTCTAACGGTTCAAGATAAATACCAATCATTCACCGCGTCCAATTCAGGCGGTTCGCTCCTTTTAACTTTCCAAACTGGGATGCCTAATCTTTCTGTTATAACAGTTTCTAATATCGGAGGAGGGCTGCCAGGAGGTCTTTCCGCTTCTACAGAATATTGGCTGGACAGGGTCACGACTACGACCTGCAAAGTTTCAACCTCGGAAGCAAATGCGATCGCGCATACGAATATCGCATATTCCAGTGCTGGGACGGGTACGCATAAGTGTACTGTGCCTAAAAATTACCGCTTGACCGGCCCATATTTCGCAAACACCTGTACTACTACAACCATGAACACATGCCGGGTTAATAATTTCCGCATTGGAATCAACCTTGCAAATGGTGATGGCATGGAGTTTCACAACACGGCTCCTGAAAGCTGCGTAGACCATGGCGGCTGGATATCGGGATCAACTGCGAATGTCAGTTTTACAGGGGAAGATTATTGGGAGGGGAACACCAACGGAAACTTGTTAATTACGGCAAGGTGCGACGGATTAAAATTTATAGGCCAGTTTCTAAACGGAGGTGCTTACGGGGTTAAAATTGTAGGCGCAGAGATGAACGCGTGCGAGATTTCGGGGGGGTCCTTTAAAGGGATAGACGGAATCGTGCTGGACACGCCAGTAATACACGGTTTGAGCGTTCACGATAATCATTTTGAAGTTGACAACGACGAACTTGTCTACCCAGGCGACACATTAAATACCTATGGGTCTTTCGGGCATAAACTGGAATGGTACAACAACACAACATCGAAAACTCGCAATAGGTTTGAACGTTCGACAAAGAATTTAAACCTAATCGACTTCCAGGATTGGAGTAAAAATCTTGCCCCGACGATAGCCCCATCTACCAAAAAATCAAAGATAGCCAACGCCTACGACGTGACCTACCCAAATCAAAACGGGTTCTTTTACCAGGAGCTAATTGGAATTTCATCGTCCATAAATCAGGATTTGCTTGGGTCGTGGATCACGGTCTTGCTTACCATGAAATACACGTCCATAGTGGACATTTCTCAAGCGGCGACAGCTTCAAACTCTGGTGGGGATTTGCTTCTAACTTATGCAGCGGACTTCCCAGATTTATCCATTGTGACCTATACGACCACGGGTACGCCAATCGGTAATCTCGTATCGGGATCAACTTATTGTTTGAAGCGCCAAAGCGCGGCTACAGCTAAGGTTGGGGCCACTTATGATGATGTCGATGGGGCTGGCGCAAACGTATATATCGCTTATTCCAGTGCTGGGACGGGAACCCATACTTTTACCTTTAAAGAACCGGGTGGGAAGATTAGAATCTCCGATGGGGTAAATGATAGGGAATTTCTGATCGGTGGCCTTGCCTTGGATACGTGGGTCACAAGGCGGGCTTATGTTAAGCTGGGCGACTCCGCCACCTCAGTTACCGCTAGGTTGTACCCAAACGGCGCATTAATGACCGTAGAGAACATGGTTATTCTCAAAGGCATCCATGCCGATGCAAATGTATCTGATGCCTACCACAGCAAATTTTATATGCGCCCTAGCACAGCAGGCGGAGTTAAGCCTTGGAAGATGTATCAAAGTCCAACATCTAATGTCGTTATTGCGTATATCGATAACCCCGGAAGCCCTTCCTATGGTGCTTTTGGTTTAAACGATAGTGGGGGCGATCCTGGGGTTTACCTAAATGGCGGAACAGGCCAGATCTTGTCACATAATGCCGCGGGCGGCATTGGATACTCGACCGGAGCAGGCGGAACGGTTACCCAGACGACCAGTAAATCCACAGGTGTCACATTATCTAAAGTCACCGGCCAAATAACCATGAACAACGCTGCACTAGCAGCAAACACCTCTGTGTCCTTCACCCTCACAAACTCAGCCATTGCAGCCACTGACGTGCTAAACCTAAATTTTGCTTCTGGAGCAACCCCTGGAGCTTATACTTGGGATGTACAATGCGGAGCAGGTAGCGCAGTAATTACAATTACGAACAGAACGGGTGGATCACTGTCTGAGGCTATTGTGATTGCTTTTGTACTTTTTAAGGGCGCAACCAGCTAACCCCAACCTAACCCAAAGGAAGCAGAGCCACCGGAAACTAGGTAAAATCCCGTAATCCTTGGGCAGTCCCAGGGATACGAGACAGGATCGAGAATAGAATGGCACAGAAAATCACAGCTTTTAATGGTATATTGTAGGCTAGAATAAGACCCTAAAATTGAAGCACCAAGGCAGAGTCTATGGATGATTTAAAATTAACCGCCGATGGAGACTTAGACTGCTCAAGCCTTGGGCTTCAATTAGTTACCGGCCCAGATCGAGTGGCGCAGCAGGTAACTATGAGAATGAGAACCTTCCTGGGAGAGTGGGAGTTTGATTTAGATGCCGGTGTCCCATGGTATCAAAAAATCATAGGGATAAAAGGGGTCAATCTAAACGAGGTGGACTCCGTAATCCGATCCCAAATCCTCAGTGTAAAAGACGTTTTAAGCATCCTATCATTCTCAATGGACTTTGATTCCACTACAAGAACCCTGGAAATAAATACCAAAATAAATACCACATTCGGAGTCGTAGTGGTGGAGGGCAGTTTCCCATGACATTTGGAGTCACCGCACAAGGATTCAATCGAAAGCTTGAATCTGATATAAATTCGGAGATTGTAACCGAGATAGCCCCGCTTTTTGGGGTTGACCCTTCTGCCGAAAACTGGCCGAATACGGATTCCCCAGTATCTCAATTCATAGCCCCATTTAGCCGACAGATCGGCATAGTCTGGGAATTGGCTGAAATAGCATTCCAGGGAATAGACCCGGCTCAATCCTTTGGAACGCTTTTAGATGGCCTGCTCGCCCTGAATAATATCTCAAGACTAGAGGCTGGCCCGACCTCCGTTAAGGCGGCTATATCCGGGACAGAAGGCGCAGTCGTACCGGCTGGTACAAGGGTATCGGTTACGGAGACCGAGGCTCTATTTGAAGCCTCTGAATCTGCGACAATTACCAAGGCCGTACTTTTACGCTTTGATATAAACTCGGCATCGGTAGCAACAATCGGAACCCCGTACACGGTCACGATAAATGGAAACGTGGTTTCGAGCGGGGCTTTAGGTGGAAGCCCGACCAAAAGTTCAATTGCTTACCTCCTTCAAAAAGCCATTAACGCTGACGTTCTGGTCAACGCCTTGGTCGAAGCTGTTTTCTATGGGGATGTAAGTATCCAAGTGACCACGGTTTCAAACACCACAGCCTATTCCGTTACTCTAAATGGGATAGTTTGCACCTATACCTCAGACGGCACAGCAACAAACCAGGAGATTGTAGACGGCCTAGTGGCGGCAATAAATGCAACTCAGGAGAGCCTAGTCGCTACCGGCCTGACGGCTTCAACCTTTAGCCTTGCCCATAAGACGGCAGGATCGGATTGGAGCCTGGTCTATAGTGCTGGTTTAACGATTATAACCACCACTCCAGACGGTGCATTTGCAGTAAAGTCTAAAGACCTGGATTTGGAGTTTTCCGGGCTGGTAGACTCTCGAATGGCAATCACCAAGCTCTATACCCCCCAAGTCTATTTGAGCGTCGAAACGGGGCTGGTAGAAGCCCCAAGCCGAACCCTAACGACAATAGAGACTCCGGTCACTGGGTTTTCGTCTGTAACCAACTTCTTGGATGGAGTTCTTGGCCGGGAAGTAGAATCTGACGATGAGGCACGAATTCGGAGAGAGGTGACACTGTCTACCGGATCGGCACATACCCAGGCAGTGCTATCGGCTCTGAATAAAATTAGTGGCGTGACGCTTTCTAGAGCATACGAAAATATTTCTGACATAGTGGATTCTGATGGGCGACCTGGACATTCATGTGAGTTTATGGTGCAAGGCGGCTTGGACCTGACCGTAGCCCAGATTATTTGGGCTGGGCGTGCTGCTGGCATCACTCCCTATGGGAATATCAATGCTGACGGGACCGTGGACGTAGATGGCGATGGAACAGGCATAACCATAAAAGACTCGAACAATGCAGATCAGGTGGTACATTTTAGCCGTCCTGAATCCCTTTACGCCTTCATCACCGTGGTCAAAACTCTTTACAGTGAAGAAGAGTTTCCAGTGTCCGGTGACGATGCAATTGCCCAAGCACTACTTGACTTTGGAAATTCGATGGGAATAGGTAAGGATTTCTTAATCCAAAGGTTTATTGGTCCTGCTGTTTCGGTTCCAGGAGTTGGAAGCGTAGTCATTCAGATAGCGGTATCCTCGGATCCTGACGACCCAAGCCCGACTTATGTCTCAACAAACATTGCGGTAACCTCACGCCAAGTTCTGGTATTCGATACGTCAAGAATCACTGTTTCATAGGACTGAATAATGACTATTGCCTTATCCAGCCCGAAGCCTAGTGGAATTGAAAGAGGGCCTGCTGCTCGGTTTATCTGGGCACCAGAGCCAAGCCCGTCTGAAAACTATGTGCTTGAAATAGCCGATGACTCAGGATTCACCAGTATTGTTTCCAGGATAGATACTCCAAGGCATGACGTAAATGTCGTGATCCCACCAGGGAGCTACTATTGGCGGGTTACGTACATGGGTGATACGCCTTCCGGCAGGGCATTTTCAGTTGAGGAAATGACACCGGAGAAAGTTACTACCCACATCGAAGATGGCGTTTCTAGAATACTTTCCCAGTTTAAAGAAACGGAATAGTCATGGCATCACCAAACCTAAATGCATTTCTCAGGGCATTACTCAGGCAGGTCCAATATGCCGAGGATGCTTTCTATTCGGTAATCCTTTCCCGATTCATTGGGTACGCTTCCGGGGTTCAGCTTGATGCCATTGGGCGGCTTGTAGGAGAGGCGAGGCTAGGCCGTTCGGATGATGCCGAGTACCGATCTGCTATCCGGCTTAGAATCTTTGTAAATGGCTCTAGTGGCCGTCCCGAAGACATAATTTATGTGGCTAGGCAGTGGACTGGATTCGAGGTAGTCAACTATGAGGATCTACCTCAATCCTCCGGGGCTGGCGGGAATTACCGGATAGTCATTCCAGGATGGACCTTGGATAGTGGGGAGCTTTTAGCCTTCCTTCAATCTATTTCCCCTGCCGGGGTTCGGATCGTAAGTGTAGATAATACCTTTGACTATGTTCCTTTTGAAATGGGTGACGTGATGGGCACCCGCCTTTATCATACTTAGGAGATTAAAATGCCAACAATTCCAATTGAAGAAACAGATTATGGAGCCGGTTCTGGTGCTCTGAGTGGTGAGCGCGTTTTCAAGAATACGGTTCCGGCAACTACGGCCAGAGAGCAGACGTTTAATACCCTGTGGCATAATCTCAGAAAAATCATCACTGAAATGGGAGTGTCTAATGACCTTTCCGTAGCCAATTACGCAACGGACTTGGCAGCAGGATTCCCAAATCTGTCAAAGGCTATAAGGCGTTTGGCCAGGAGATCAAGGTCGGCTGAGGTCCAAACTATTTTAGCGACCAGTGGCGATCACCTTTTCACACTTACGAGCGACAAGCATATCTATCTCATTGATAATGATGGAAGTGGACCCTATGGTGAAGGCTCTGTAATTTACATCAATCATGCTAACCCGACTCAGGACTCTTATCGCACGATTCTCGTGCAGAACGTGAGTGGCGAAGCGAAGCTGGTTGTAGACGCTATTAATTCTTCGGCTACCGCATGGCTTGAGGATCAAGAATCATGCTTATTCGTGGGCCTAGTTGATTCTGGAAGTGGTAATTTGTACTGGTCCCCGCTCGGTCGAGAGCTGCATACATACCCAATTGCATATGACGTAAAGCTATATGATGCTGGGGCTCATGCGACAATGTCCAGCACCTTTCAGTTGAATTACATTGCACATGGCCCAGGAAAAAAATTGGTGACCCTAGACTTTTCAGGCGCGACTATAACCATGAGTTCAGGATCCGGCACGATTGAAGTAGCTCCGGCAGCAGGCTTCGGCGCACTTTCTTCTGACGTGGTACCAGTTCATGGCACTGAGGCATCCCCTTTTTCAAGCCCGTTTATCCTAATTTATGCAGAGGGATCTGTAAGTGGAATGCAGGTGCTGCGTGTCGTATACAGAAATTCAAATATGCACATACAGAAGTTATTAGGCTCCAGCTTTGCGGTTGGGGAAGTTGTTGCAATCCCAGCTTTTTCCTGGACATTCAGAAAGCCATAATTCACTTGCCAGATTCAATCTTTTAAGGTACGATATAGGCTGAATCGGTAGTCGGCTCACCCGGATAACCTGGACGTAAGTCGGCCCATGCTCTAAAGGCGTGGGCCTTTTTGTTTAATCGGAGGATATTATGAACAAACTAGTTTTCGTTTACAGAGTGATTCGAGCGGTGCTCGGGTTGAAAAATAAGCCTCTGGACGGAATGGTTGGAGTGGCAAACACCAGACTCGCTACAATCTCCGCAGTAGTTATCCGAGCTAATGGAACGAGAGAAGATCTTGGTGTGATAACCAAGAAGGCGAAATGGGTTAAGATTTAAAGTTCTTTGATTGGTGTCCTGTCCGGTCATATTTTAAAAAGAAAGGTGATTTATGGAAAACGCATTGAAATTTAACAGAGGCCTATTTCTGTTCTCGGTCATTTACAGCACGATCATGTCTGTAGCCATCCAAGCCAAAAACGATTTATCGAGCGCGATTAAATGGATCACGAGCTATGCCACCGTTTTGACCACGGTCGGCAAGGCCTGGATCGTAGATAAGCTTGATGAGTCTGTAGCTACTAAGGCTCAGTATATTGGATGGGGAACTGGTGCTGGAACTGCGGCTGTGGCAGATACTACGCTTTTCACAGAAGCGGCAGAGACTAGGGCTACAGGAACAGAATCACAGCCGTCTGCGGATACCTATCGGGTTGTGGGAACGATTACCAGCTTATCAAATCAGACTATTACCAATGCAGGAACATTCACAGCCAGTACAGCCGGGACTCTCGTAGTTAAAGGTGACTTTACAGGAATTCCTTTGCTGACTAATGACAGCATCCAGTTCACGATCAATCTTCAAGTAACCTAGTCGTAAGGCTATAAATTAAGGCCAAGGCATCACTTGGCCACCTTCATTTCCTGCTGCTTTCATGCTTAATGCGAGGTGCTAAATGGCCTGGATAATCGGATTGAAACCAATTGCCCCGGCTACAGAGGGCACTTTTATTGAGCATCTTTCAAGACTTCCAGATTTTACATTGGATAAATTACGTCTTATCATTCCAGCTAATAAGGGTGGTGTGGCGGATGACTATAGCTATTTCCAGATCAATGAAGCTGATTCTAGGAAGATCCAGGATGGTTGGATTTATGCACTAACCTGGGCCAATGGGGAGATAACCGGAGTAGATTTCTCAAATGAGACGACAAAGCCTTGGGTGAAACTTTCTGCAACCAAAGCGTACATAGCCAATGACGGTATCGAGTCTACTGTGATTACCCTTGAAGTTTGGAAACCTAACTTATCCGGTATTGCCACAATGGTTCAAAGAAACGCTTTCAGGGTGACTATAGAGACTCCAAATGGGATTAGGTATGTTCGCATCAATATCGTCAATGGAATTGGCACTGCTACTTTTAAAACTACTGTGGCAGGGCCTTATACATTCCCGGCAGATGCCAAGCGATACGGCACCATGAGGATATTCAACCAGCTAAAAATTGATGTTGATGAACTGACACTACTGAGCTAATCAATGGCGGCTCTTGCACTAAAACAAATTGAGCGTGGTCAAACGACCATGACCACTACGGCCACCCAGTCTACGGTCACGCTTGCTACGACACTCACGGATACGTCAAAAGCCTTTTTGGTATTTAGCCTGAGAACTACCGGCGCGGATACCAGAGACTATTCTGTTGGTGGGAAAATATTATCCACTACCCAAATCCAGTTTAACCGTGGCGCGAGTGTAGTCAATACCGCTGTCATTGAATGGCAGGTTGTTGAGTTTACTGGTGGGATATTTGTTCAGCATGTTGAAGTAATAGCAGACGCAGTGAGCAAAAATACGGCAATCACGGCTATTGACTTAGCAAAAACATTTGTCATGACCACCAACCGGAATGCGGGAATAGGATTTGGTACAGATGACTTGGCTATAGTTGAATTAACCAGTACCACTAATTTGCAGGTTAGAATTACTGCTGGTGCAGCGGCTAACGTACAAAATTGTCAGGTCATCCAGATAGATGATGCCAGCGTCCAGAAATTTGTTACCACATACGGAACAGGTGCGACTAAAGACATTACTGTTTCAACTATTGACCCTGCAAAAACCTTCTGGTATTTTTCGGCGACAGCACCAGGCACGGTGAATAATAATAATATGCCGTATTTGGCTTATGTAAATTCAACGACCTTGAGATTTACTAGGGTAAATGCAGCAGGAAATAATTATCCGTTAGTTGTCTATGTCGTGAGCCTGAGTGCAGGGCTCGCAGTTCAAAATGTTTCCACAGTCATTGCGTCTGGCGCGTCAACGGTTAGCCCAACCATAAGTACGGTTACGGTTGCAAACACCTTGCTCATTCTAAATGGTTTTTACCACAGATTTGCCTCAGCAGACGAAGCTAATGATGCCGCAACCACTAGTGCCTTTGCTCTAGGTGCTCTAGGTACAACATCATTCACCGCCACTAGAGCCTCAGCCCCGGCAATCGCAGCGACAGCAAATGTCCAGGTTTTATCCTTTGGTGGAGCTACTCAATACACTCAATCCATTTCTGCTTCATCTAGTAATAGCACTTCATTTGTAAAATCAATTGGGGTGATAAAGTCCAGGGTTGCAAGCATGGTTACTTCCCTTTCAAGGGTTGGGTCTCTATTCAGGACGCTTTCAGTTTCTTCTGGTTCATCGGTATCCCTGATAAAAGGGGTTCAGGTCATAAAGTCGGTATCGACCACGGTTTCGACTTCATTGACTAAAGGCCTTTTGCTGCTCAAGACTTTATCGGCGGCTTCTGGAAATGCGGTAAGCATGGTTAAGTCGGTGCTTAAATCTCTAAGCGCAACGGAATCACCGGCAGTATCACTTTCCAAAATATTCCAGGCGGTAAGAACGCTTAGTGCCTCAAGCTCAAATTCCGTTTCATTCGTAAGGTTAATTGCAAAAACGATCTCACCTTCGGCGGTTATGTCCGCGACTATTGTCATTACCAAGATCGTAATGCTTTCTCTAAGCGCTACCTTCACCGGGACGGCCGCTCTACTAAAATCGGTCGGAAAGGCTCTAAGTGCATCGGCGGTCATGGTTGCAGCTTTGACCCGCATAAAGACGTTTGCAAGGACTTTGAGCGCGACCGGATCGGGAAGTGCTTCGATTGTTCGTGCCGTCTATAAAACGCTATCAGCCTCGGCTTCTATGGCCCCAGTGCTTGCCGCATTGAAAATAATAATCCGGGTAATGAGTGCTACATTTTCAGGGTCTACTTCCATGGTCCGAAGGATTGGAAAGACCTTAAGCGCAACATCAATAGGCGTGGTTACCGGCTCATTCATAAAGTCATTTTTGAGAACCCTAAGCGCGTCAACGGCTGGATCTCCATCCATCGTGAAACTGGTTAGCAAGTCCATGGCATCGACCATGGTAGCCGTGGCCACTATGGCCCCATTGAAGATAATTATCAGGACGATGAGCGCCGGGGCCGTGGTGGTGACCTCCCTAGTTAAAAGGGTGGGAAAGAACATTTCAGCTTCGGCTTCATCCCTGGCAACAATGACCAGACTCAAAACCCTATCCGTAATTCTCTCGGCCTCAGCCGCTTCGGTGGCGAGTATGGTTCGGGCTATATCGAAGTCACTATCAAGCTCACTTTCTGGGGTAGCCACGCTAACCAAAACAAAGGTGATCCTCAAAACCCTTCAGGCGGCGTTCTCCGTGGTCCTGTCTGGAAGCCGTGGGATTGGCAAAAATATCTCTATTTCCATGGTCGGAAGCATCTCGCTATCCATTCGGAAAACCCTTTTCCGGTCTATGTCCGTCACGGCTTCAAATACCGTTTCTCTATTTAAGCGAGTGGGGAAAACCTTTAGTGTGGCATCTTCTTCCACGGCATCACTCATAAAATCGGTTGGCATAGTCCGGTCTGTAGTCGCTTCAATTATCCCGACAATGGACCTGGTTTATGGCATCAAAGTGATCATGAGTGTCTCGGCCTCGGTATCGGCTTCATTCATTAAGCGAATAGAGATTTCTAGGAGCGCGGTCATTTCGGTAATCGCAACCCAAAGCAAAATGCTTTTCAAAGTTCTCTCGACTGTCTATTCATTCTTTGCCTCGCTGGCCGCTTTATTTATTGCCGATACCGACCTTTATCCATTAACGGAAATACATGCAGACGACTACTTTATAGAAGAGGCAAGAGCGGTGGACCATTTCGTTATGGAAATCCATGCAGGAGAAAACTTTATATGATAATCGAAATCGCCCCAGGGCTTAGGACTAGACTGGCAACGGATGCCGATTTTATAGCCAGGATTGAAACCCCATTTTCCACAGGCCAACTTTCTGGCGTTACGCCTTACATGGAGTACAGAAAATTCGATGGCATATCCGGTCAAGTGGCTGGAACTGTAAGCGGGACTGAGTTTCTTTTTGACATTACCCCAGGGTTATTTACTCCGGGAGAGTGGACGGTAAACTTCACGGCTGTAGTGACAGGGAAAAAGCGAAGATGGGCAAGCCCTGCAATTCTGGTTTTCGGAGATCCACTAGTGGAAGATTTGGACTGTAACTGTGATTGATTTATCTGATTTACAGAATCAAAAAATATTATCATGGAGTATGCTTGGAACTCTATCGGTAGCTGCTTTAGGTGGTTTAATTTACTTGGTTAAAGTCCTATGGAGAAACGATAGAGCCAGAAAGGCTTTAGGGGTTGGCCTCGGCTTAGACTCGAAGCCAGACCCTTCGGTCTCCGAATTGAACCAAGCTCTAATCCAGTTCGTACAAATGCAGGAAACAAGAAGCCAAGCCGATCACCAAGAGCGAACCCGGCAATGGGAACGAATAGAAGAAATGATTGCTGCCATCGGAGTGCAGTCGAAAGAAACCCATGACCTGGCTATGAGCATGAATTCAATCTCCATGCACTTCCAGCAGCTTTATTCTCAAAACGAATCGACCCTTCAACGGATCGAGCATAGCCAAGTAAACCTCGCCATTTGGATTTACCAAAACCTCGGCGGGGCTAGATCGTCAAGTCCACAAATGCCCATACAACAAATGCAGGCGCAAGCCGGAGGAAGGAGCTAATATGACTTTAGCCGCAGCAGTTGCTTTTCTAAGCAGCCCGACAGGACTATTAATTTGTTCATTAGTTGCCGCTTGGGTAGGCGGCAAAGGCCTTGTGGCCATAATCCAAAATCCAGGAACCGGGAAGTTTTTAGGAACCGTTTTAAACACTGCGAAGATCCCCGCCGTGATAGTTGGCAAATGGCTTCAAGCTGGGCCGCTTCACGTCATTGCCGGGCCGATAATTTGCTTGCTAGTCTTCTTTGGCTTCTGGTTCTTCACCTTCCTAGACGGCATCCTAGAGAGCCAAAAGCCCGATGTGCAAAAGTTGGTTGAGTCAATGGAAAAGGTTCTCAGCAATTCCGGGAGTACAGATCGCCGTCTTTATATCCAATCCAAAACCCTTACAACCGCCGAATCAAAAGTGGTTAGCCAGATGGCCGATGCCGTTTCCGCCGCGCCTTCTGCTTTAGATTCAGAGCAAAAAGCCGTTCTATCTCAAGCCAGAGTTATCGGCGCGCACCTTCAAAGCAACCGCTTATCCTCTTAGTTCCCCCCATTTCTTCCAGGGTCATGGGTGGGAATCTGGGCTGGTCCTTCGGGGCTGGCCCAGTTCATTTTTAGCGAATTTAGCTAGGTAAAATTTTCCTCTTTACTTAGTTAATTCCATGCTGGATAATCCTAGGCATGAGACTACAAGACGGCCAACAATCGGGCGATTCTAGAGACTACACTCAATTCCCTAAAACCCTTCGCAACCCATGGGCGGTTTTAAGGGGTGTTAGGATGCGGCATTTAGTTCGGAGCCATAAACCCCCACCCAAGCCGGAAGACAGGCAGAAAATCCTTGCAAAAAGGCTAGGGCGGCATTACCTTGGACTTCGCGGGTGCCTAGTCCAAGCCCAGGGTTCAACGAGCGTGATTAACTCGAATGAGGCCAGCAAGGGCTAGGCAAACGAGATTTAAAGTGCGGTTAGTGAGGAGTGATTTGGGAAACCGGAAAGCCTTGATCCATTAGCCGCACCCTCCCAAAACTGTGAAAAAATAGGATAGCCGGTGGGTGGATATGGGGCAGAAATGCTTCCACCTACAGGGCCGCGACTCTTATCGGATGACCCTCCCAGGGCTTTTTATAGTCAGGCCGGGGTTTGAAGACGCAGTACAATACTCCCAAAACGCAGATAATCCAGCCCCTCCTTAGCCCCTGGCAAGCCCCTAGTCAACCCCTCATAAGGAGCTAAAAAGGCCAATTGAATGCTTCAAGCATGCCTTAAGCATTGCTTAATTTTAACCCAAGCATAACCCAGAGGATAACCGGAACCATAACCCAAAGATAACCCGGAGCATAACCGGATAGATAACCTAAACATAACCTGGGGG